GATCCCGGCCCCGGCGTTGATCGACACACCGCCGGGCGACGGCGTGATGGTGGCCGTCGACCCGTCCGCATTCGCGAACGACTGCGAGATCGTCTTGCTTGTCCCGGTGGTGGCAAAGTCGGTCGCGCTGGATCCACACGGGGGGCGTGGTGAGAATCCAGCGGTGTCCGGACACCCACTCGGTGGCGGTGGCGGCGGTGGCGGTGGCGGCGGCGGTGGCGGCGGCGGTGGCGGCGGCGAAACCGCCGACACGAGTACCGGTATCGTCACCGTACAGGTGGCGCACCCGGCTTTGGTGGCCGTCATGACGATCTGGTACGACCCGGGCACGTTGGCCGTGCCAAACACGGTGGCCGCCGACGGCGTCGTCGTGTACCCCACACCCGGAAGCGTTGGCGTGATCGTGACAGAAACCGCAGAAGCGTCGGCGAACGTCTGCGTGAGGTTCACCGACGCGCCGACAGTCAGGTTCAGCGTCGGCCGAATGGTCCCGCATACTCCGGGCGGCGACGCTGGTGTTGGGCATGCAACAACAGGCGGTTGCACGGTGAAGTTGATGCGTGGCGGCAGAATATCGCATGTCATGCACGCATCCTGCTGCGCAAGCGGCGCCGGGGCCCAGTAGTAATCGCCGGCCGAGCCCGCCGGGAACGTGTTCAGGAACGTAACACTTGGCGTCGCATGCGTTAGTCGGACAGACGCCTGCGAGCCGCCAACAATCAACGGACTCCCGTCGCCGTTGTAGGCGAGAAGCAGAATGGAGCAGCCCGGCGGAATACCGGAGGCCGTGTAGGTTTGATTCTGGGGCCGCCCTTCGTTGAACGTGGTCTGCGATATCGACCACGAGACCGTGCACCGAGGCGGCGCAGCCACGGTGAAGTCTTGCCGGGCCGGCAAGACGAAACAGGTCATGCATGGCTCTTGAGCCGGGTCTGGCGCCCAGTAGTAGTCCCCCTCGTCTCCAAGCGCCCACGTCTGCGGGTAGACCACGGACGGCTCGTCGTGTGTGAGCGTAACCGACGCCTGCAACGGTCCGATCATCAACGGCGTCCCGTCGGACCGGTATGCGAGCAGGCGGAGACTGCACCCCTCCGGGATTCCTGTGGCCGAGTACCGTTGGTTCTTTGTCTGTCGGACAACAAACAGGGTCTCGGAGATGGACCAGTTGACGACGCACGTCGGTGCCGGCAGTACGTCAAAGTCGAGACGTAGAGGCTGAATGCGACACGTCATGCATGGCGCCTGCTCGATCGGATCGACCGGTCGCCAATTCAAGTCCAACCCGACAAACGACGCATCGAATGTCAGGTCAAACGAAATCTCCGGGGTGTCATGGGTCAGTGTGATCTCGATCGGGATTCCGTCGATCACCAACGGCACGTTGCCGTCGTAGGCCCGTAGTCGAAGCTCGCATCCCGGCGGGATATTGGCCGCCGAATACGTCTGTGTCGCGGTCCGGAACGCATAGAACCGCCGACGCGAGAGACTCCATGTGACAACGCATGACGGCGCGACATTGATGTCGAACGACACCGCCTCGCAGCCGCATGCGCAGTCGTTTGTGACTGACACCGCGACCAAGCCTGACTTCTTGGCCTCGCCAGAGATGATCAGCAAGTTCCCGACGATCTCGGCCTCAAGACAGTCTGGGAGCTTGAACCCGTCGCAAAAACGGAACGGCCCGGTGCCAAGAAGCGGAATCACGAAGGTGACGAGTTCCCCCTCGCGGTACACCGGAGCCACCGTCGGCGGGGTGATTGGCTGCACCGGGGCGCATGGGCAAGCCTCGGTCTCGCCGGCGAACGTAATTGTCCCGGTCAGTTCGAGGGGCTCACACTCGTCGCAGGACAGGACTTGAATGTAGACGTCGTAAGAACCCGCATCCGCTACCGTCCCCGTCAGGCAGACGGCCCGCCCCACCAGTCGGGCAGTCAGCCCCGGAGGGACCGACACACTGCCAAGTCGTCGTGGCGTACCGGTCAGAACGTAGCAGTCGCTGTACGCTGCGCCTGCGGTGCCGGGGAGGAATGAAACGGCCGGCATCTTAGACCCCCGCTTGCTGGCAGTAGCAGATACGCTGGACCATCTCCACGCGGCTATCGTTGCAACCTTGGATCAAGACCTGCAAGACTTTCTCGGTCGTATCCGGTGCCGTCCCGGAGAGCAGAATGGAGGTGTTGGTCGTACTGCCCACTGGCGTCACGGTCATCCATGACGGTTTCTGAAGGACCGTGACGGTAAACGGTCCAGTGCCATCCCAAGCAACCACATGCGTGAACGCCGCGCCGACAGGGACATCCGGCAGGGTCGTGGAGCCAGCGATGATACGGATCGGCGTGCATGCGCTAGGCGGCGGAGCGATGACGGTCTGACACCCGCCTTGGGCGATCAGCTCACAGACAATCTGGCTCGACATGACAAAGCGGACGCATGCGCCACGCGGGTACGCCGTGCCGATCGGCGCGTCAAGCTGAAGAGACCCACCACTACACCCGACCACCCGCACGGTCGTCTGGTACGTCCCGTCGCTGACCCTAAGGTAAGTGTGGTTCGGCCCCGGAGTCGCGGATAACGCCGTACAGACGGAGCCCACAGACTCTACCGGTAGGGCCGTTGCGCCCGCCGGCACAGAGGCCGACAGGTATGAGATGTATTCGTCGACGCCGATAAACATGGTCTACCCCGAACAAGGCTGGCAAGGCGGGCTGCACCCAGCCGGTGGGGGCTCTGGTGTTTGTCCAGAGCCAAGCTCCGCGCACGGCACGTCCGCACAGTCCCGCCGCCACGCAGGTTGGCATGGTGCTGGCGGACACGTCGTATTCTCCGCCCTCTCGCAGGATGGATTCAACGGGTCCGCGCACATTTCGTGCGTGAGGTCCATCGTTTTCGGCGCGCCCGGGGCGCTCCGAAGCAGGCGCATGTTGAGCGAGTGGATCGGCGTGTTACAGCAGTAGATGATGCCCACATACAGCCCCGGCTTCGCCAACCGAAGACTGTCGTCGATCACAAAATCCCAATACCCGTGCTGATCCTGCGCCGGATACATGGCCACGACCGTGTTCTTGCCGACACGCTTGACGGCCAGCCGGAGGTTGCCCGTCTCGCAGATCGGCTCGGCAACGCACCCTTTTCTGGCGGGCGGCGGGACCAGAATGTGTCCGGTCGTTCTGGAAATTTCAACGAGATTCTTCATCAGATGAGGAACTTCTCGATTGGGGGGCGGATGATCGTCGGGCCGGAGGCCGCATCGCTGTCTGCGTCCAGCTTTGCGCGTCGTTCAGCACGTTCGGCTCTGGCGACGGCGATACGCTGCGCAGTCGGGGAGACGTTGGCGGCCTTGTTCATCGCCAAGTAACTGACAGCCAGATCGACGACAGCCCTCCCGTGCCGTTCGTAGATGACGCGCGGCAAGGCGCACGCCACGCGGGACGGGACGATTGACACCTCGGTCACTACACCGTCGCGCGCGTCCACGGTCGGCGCCGGGAACACCACGAACGTCTTCCTGTCGGTGGCGACGTTGAAGGTAAACCGGGTCGGTGATTGGTTAGTAGACAGGAGTGAGGGCTCGGAGCACGGCTCGCAACTCGTCGAAGCCGCCGCACAAGCCGCACCGCGCTCCGCATGGTACTCAATACCGTTGACACACACCGCCTCGACAAACCCGAGTGTGTAGTCCTCAGGGATGTCGATGAAGTAGGTACTGCACCCCGCCTGTGCGTCCTGCTCGAACGTATGACGGACCGCACGCGTCCTCAGGGCGAGATCACTCGCGGCATTGGCGAGGTAGAAATCCAGCCACTGCGAGCTAAGGTTCGGTGCCACCGCCAGCAAGGCCGGGTACAGAAGCCCAAAGCTGACCGTCTCGACCATATGCCTCACCCCCTAATGACATTCTCGTCAGCGGTCCCGTCCGGCCGACGCCCAAGAAAGAACCCACTCGCGTGTCTGGCCTGCTGACGATACGTAAACCCGAGCATGCCCTGCACGCGCGCCCAATCCCGCTCGGCGCGCACGAGAGCCGCTTCGCTGTCTTGCGGCATTGCGAACGCGCGGTATGTCAGATACTCGAACAAGACCGACCGCATGGAGCACCGAATCTCCTGATCCGCGTCGTCTGGCCACGAGTAAACCGGAGCACACACCTGCGCGTGAACGACGATCGTTGGCGATAACCCGGACGGCACCGGCGGAGTGACATTCAGGACCTTCGGTGCGGCCGGGTTGAACTGGAATCCCGCCATGACCCAGTCCTTGCATCTCGCGGTGACCTCCACGCCGTCCGGAAGCTGCTCCTTGGATGGGACCGCCGGGCCCGTCAGTCCGCACGACGGGAACGCCCGAAACGCAGCAATGGTGTTCTTGTCGACTTCGTCGGCGCCGCCCCCCTTGACGACTTTCCCATCCTCGTCCACGCACAAGCCTTCGGGCCGCCCAATGATCGCAGTAATACCCTCCGGCAGTTGCTGCTCAGTCCCCGGGGACAAGGTCAGCACCAGCTTCTCGGTAAAGAGGTCCGGCCGGACTGAGCGCAAGTAGTCCAGCCCGAGATTCAGCGACTCGGTGATGAACTCTGGGGACCACGTTGCGTTGTCCTCGTCGGCCATGAGCAGACCGAACGCGCGGACCCAATCACGTAGCCTGTTCTGCGAAAGCGGCATGGCTAGGCAAAGTCAAGTTTGTCGCCTTCTCCAGCTCCTTCTCGAGCACGCGGGCCGGCAAAGGGCGGTCGTTGCGGAGCGCCTGAAGCGTCGCCGGGGAAATCCCGGTGATTCGAGCGTACTCCGCGTCTGTCCCGCCGGCTCGCACGAAGCCATCAAGCAGGGACAGCAGGCGGTCCCGTGCGCCGCGAGTCTCGACAACGATGGTGTCCGGCGCCTGTCTCGACGGGGTGCCGAGAACAAAAACGCGCAACTGCTGGATGATCGCCGCTTCCTGATCTCCGGTGAGCGGTGACGGCGACACCACCTCGATCATCCGGATAGCCGGGTCCGCGACCGGCGCGGGGACCGGCGCATCGCCGATCGGAGAGAGGGTCCCGGTCTCGATGTTTGCGTAGTAGAACATGGCTCCCTCAGACAAACGAGAACTTGAAGTGGCCGTCGGCAGCCATCACGGCCTTGAGTTCCTGACTCGCCTGCAGGGCGGTCTGGAACGCGTCCTCGGTGAACGTCCCGTTGTCCTTGATGCGGCGCAGCAGCTCTCCATCGTCCTCGTCCGGCATGGCCACGTTCGGGCCACCACGCAGGACTGCCTCAGTGGCCCGTTCGATACTCCGCGGGTCAGAGAAATTGATCGGCTCGTCGACGTAGTAGAGGGCCACCCGGGATGTACCGTTGCCCGCGATGCGGGCAAAGTCCTTGGTCAGCGGGTCCCGCGGGACGGGGGTGAACGTCGGAAGTGACTGACCATGTTCCCGCTGGATGTGCAGGTTCACGGCGTAGCAGTAGCGGTACGAACTCAATGAGCGAGGTGCAGCCATAACGTCATCTCCAGAAAAAGAAAAGCCGAGGGCAAGGCCCCCGGCCAAAGGTACCACAGACCTCCCTACGCCGTGTGGTGTCGGTCGCGCGATTGCGGCCGGAAAGTAGATTACGTGTGCTGCAGGCCACCCGGGACGCGAACATGCAGCGACGCGACGATATCGACGCAGGCCATTGCACCGGCGTCACACTCAACCCGACCGTACTGGCACGGTGCGCACGACCCGTTTTCCGACTGCGGCACGGCGTTCGTATCCGGGAGGGCCGAAAACACGAGCACGAGGGCCTTGTGCCGCTTGCACGGGGCCGTACCGCCACCCGGGAGGGACACCGATCCATACGGATTGCCGAAGTACACATTGCCGGAGTTGGCTGCCGTAACGTCGTAAGCAAACATGCCGCGGCTCGCCCCGTTGATCGTGGGGAACACGACTTCCGCAGTCGACGGAGCCCCGCCTTGTGCTTCAGTGACCAAGGCGTTGAGATCATGAAGCTCAAACCGGAACTGAGACGCCGAACACCCGTTGCGATTGTCAACGGTCAGAAGGTCCGCCACGATGCCCGCATGGACCAGCGAAAGCACGAGCTTTTCGCCGACGGCCACAGGACTCCGCTCAAGGTAGCAAGCAAGGGCCGAGGTACGAGCGGGCGAGAACTGGCCGATGTACTTCGGGTCGTACCACAACGCGGCCTCGGGCAGGCCAACAGAGCAGCAGTTGGCGATCCCCTGCGGGTGAAACTCACCCCAGACTTCGTTGCGGTAATCCCGATCACCGATAGGACCGCCGCCGACATGAAGGAACTTGACAGGCATGAGATTCTCCCCGTGGGTTAAGCGATGTAGACGTAGCCGACGGCGACACCCTCGCGGTGGGACACCGCGGCGCCGGAGATGGTCATGCGCACGTCCACCTGACCAAGAGGCGTGCCCGCCGGGAGACCGTTGCGCATCATGTAGCTCCGGTTGACCGCCGAGAAACCGTCATTCCAGAGCCACAGGATGCGATAGACGGGTCGCGGGGAGCCGGACACGTCAATGCTTCCAACCGGGTGGATACAGGTTGACGCCCGGACCTCCGCCGAGCAGCGCATCGAAATGCGGTCGCCACAAAAACCGTTGAGGGCGGTCCCCATCCACGACGAGCCGGCGCCGTTGATGCTGGCGTCAACCGCGTAGTCGCTGTTGATCATGAGCCACCGAATTTCGTCGGGCACGAAAGCAGTGATTCCGCGCTCAACCGGAATACGGAACGACCCGATCACCTGCACGCCGCGAGTCATGTACTCGAAGATGTTGCTGACACCGGCGGGCAGGTTCGCCCCAATCGCGCCGCTGACAGGCACCGGGGCGCTAAGAGTGCCAAGGTTGACGCTGCCCGCAGCCCCCGCCGCCGATCCCTGCGTGCACGAAGCGGCGAACGCCGGGAGCTGGCAAAGCAGGCGACTGTCGAACTGCTCCGAGTGCATGCGGGGAACCCGGTCCTGCCATTCACGGCGCATTTCCGGGAACCGACATGCACCGGTATCGGTGAGGTCGAACTTCATCGCCGAGTAGCGAATCGTGTCGAGCTTGTAATCCACCGGGCAAGACGACAACGTGTCAAACGACAACGCGCCGTTCTTCACAAAATCGTGGACCGTCGGGTTGCCCATCGTGTGGTATCGCGCCGTATGTCCCAGCTCGGTCAGACCGTTCAAAATCCCGGCGCGGCCGACATCTTCAAAACGCGAGGTACACCAAAACGTGGTGAGGAACTTTTTGGTGTCAGTCGGCGTGCAATACGCCGAGTAGTCGGGGTAGTTGCCCGCGGTCGTAGCGGTGCCAGATTTCATGTAGCGAGACATGGTTTCTCCTGTCGATTACATGGCGCCGGCCGATGCGGACGCGCTCAGTTCGAGTGCCTTCATCCTATCAAACAGCTTCGAGAGCGTGTCAAGGTCCCGCTCTGTTTTCACGGGTTTGCTCTCCAACTGATCGATGGCCGCCTGCGTTTTCTCGATCTCCGCGGCGATGTTGAGGTGGGAACGCGTCGGAGCGGAGACGCCAACAGCCGTCGGACGGGTTGGCAAAGATGCCCCGGTCGAACCGCCGCGGTTGGTACGCTCGCGATAAATCCGAAGGGCGTCGGCGTACGCCTTCACCGCCGCGCCAACGTCCCGCTTCGTGGCCGCATGCTGCAGAAGGCCACCGTACGTCACGCCGCTCAACATCGGGACCGGCTCCGACAGAAACTCCTCCCACTCCGGCGAAGTCTCGATCTCCGCAAAATCCGGGTTTGCGGCCACGACACCCGCACGCACCGCGGCGGAGCGGACATCCCCGACCGCGGACGTGGTACGGCGAAGCTCCTCGATCACGTTCTTCTGCTGCTCAAGTGCGGTGCGGAGGGCATTGACCTCCGCCGCCGTTTTTGCGGCGAACTTGCTCTCGACCGCACGGATGACCGGGGCGAGACCTTTATTCAGGAACTCGCCGTACTCTTGCACCACCTCTGGAGAGAGGGCGGCCATCGGGTCGACCTCCGCCGGCTGCTTGGGCTCGCCCCCGGCCCCCGAATTCGCCACCAACGCGGCAAGTGCGGCCGCGAGGTCCGCGTTCGGCACCGCCGGCTGCGCCGGCACCTGCGCCGCCACTTGCTGGCGCAGCTCGGCAAGTTCGGCGCGCAGCGACGCAATCACGTCAGCGTTAGAGGGGCGCCCACGTTTGCGTGGGGATTCCGGCAGTGCGTCCGCTGCCCCATCGGTGATTCGGTCACCATCCGGCGAAGACTGTGCAGGCGAAGAGTCCGCCCCGAGGATGTCGGAGAGGGTCGGAATCTGTGTGATCGGCGCGCTAGCAACGCCATTTTCGTCAGTGGTCTCGTCCATGTTTGGATACTCCTCAGATCAGTTGGGGACGTGGGTGGGTGTAGCGCTCGCCAGAGGCGGCCTCTGGTTCACCAGAAACCAACGACGCAAGCTCCCGGAGAAAGTCTGCCCGCGCGGCCAAAACGACCGCCATCGACGACGGCGGTTGAGACGAATAGAGCAGCGACCGCGACGCAGCTGTCTCCAACTCCGCTGCCGCAAATCTGGCCAACTCAATAAACCGCTCGCGGATGGCCGAGTCTCGACGAAGAAGGTCAACCAGATCAGGGTTGATCATGAGTCATCCTCGACGTCGCAGGGCCACAGCCTGTCCCCGATTGACAGCAAAACGGAGAGCGCAAAAAGCCCGGCGCCAAAGTACGAGCCAGAGCCAAGCCACCAACCGCCCCCGACTGAACCGACGAACGCGCGCACCACCACGCAATACCAGCAGGGGCCGCGCCAGAGAAATAACACCGGACGGACAACCGGCGACCCGTCTTGAAACGAAGGCGAGAAGACGAGGGCCGCAAGGAACAGAACCGCCAACCACAAATTCATCGAGACAACGCTACCAACGGCGATCCCGAGCATCATCCATCGCCAGACAACAGACTCCCACGTTTCCGTTGCCCAGACAGAGTCGATCAGGCGCACCAACGGCGCTCGCGAATCCGAAAGAAACCACCGTGACCAACGCGCACTGACAGCGCAGAAGAGACTCTTCACTGTGAACTCACCATGAGTAATTGCAGGACCACCACTTAGGTGTCAGCTTGGAGGTTGGGCCCCCGCACCGATGGCGCGCCTTGAAATTCGCACGGCGTTTCTCGTCTCGGTGCGACAGGTAATCCTGCATGGTGGGGTCACCGAACCGCACGAGTCGCACCTCCGATCCGACCTTGGCGAGGACGGCGTACTTCTTCGGCCCGTTGGGGGTCCGTTTCGGTTTGTTGTAGCCGGCGAAGGTCTCGCCGCGATACTTGATGCCCATCACGACCTCGGAGAACGCGGCGTCGGGCGCGGGGCCGGTGCGGGAGTCGGGGCCCGCCGCTGGTTGCCCGGGCAGTTACAACCAGACAAGACTTTCATATACACCTCCAGATTCACACTTGACCTTCGCCAGAAGCGTCGTCCGCGCCGCTGGGCGCAGCCTTGTTCCCGGCGCCGATCATCTGCCTGTTGAACCATTCGTCCGCCGAAAACAGCGCCGCAGTGTAGGAAGACAGAGCCTCCTGACACAGGCGATTGTATTCAGCGAGGATTTCGTCGATGCTCATTTCTGCCGCTCCTTAGATGGTATCCGGCCCGGTTGCTCTTCCGCGGTAGCGGCCACGTGCCGCGTTTGCCGCGGTGAAAGTCTGCGCAGTCTCGTGCATCCAGAACACGTCGTTCACGTCGAACCCGGCGTTGGCCAGCGTGCCGCCCGCCTTCACGAGGCGGTTCGTTGCCCCACCTGCATGGCTGTAGGTCCCGCCGAGGATGCATATGTCCGTCGCATTCGTCACGTTGCTCGCGTTGTAGGTGCCGTTGGTGACGCTGACACGCTGGAAATTGCCCGTGAACAGACCAGACACAGACAAGGACGAATTCGCAAGGTGAACCTGCTGCAAGGTATGGTTCACTGTGCTCGTGAGGTTCATCGTCACAGTTGACCCGAGGCACGCGAGTCGGCTCAGGGTATCGTTCTGCGCGTTCGTCCCTGACACGGCGATGTTCGATCCGGCGCTCACGTTGGAAAGGACGAGGTTCACAGAGCGCGGTCCGTTGACCGTGATGGACGATGTGTCCGACAGGGTCGACTGCAACACGGTGGCCGATCCAGAGCTTGAACCCGTGATCGTCACCGACGACCCACCATCCATCCGTGCGGTGCTGACCGTCAACGTAGACGCTGCTGCCGTAGTCGCGCTTGAGACCGTGCATCCGCCGTCCATGCCAGCATTCGCTACGCTCATTGCACCGGCGCCTGTGTTGCTGATGGCCGACGCTGTGCTCGTTGTACCAAGCACAGTAACACCACCGGACGAGGTGAGGTTCACCACGCCCCTGACAAACGCCGAGTTTGCCACCTGAAGCGACCCAGGCCCGGTGTGGGTAATCGAACTGGCGCTTGTGAGCGTGGTCGCCGCAATCGTCGTCGAACCAGACGTGTTGTTCTTCGTGATGTTGGACTGCGCCATGCTGACCCCGTTCAACGACAGGGTGCCAGCCGAAGAAGCCGCGAGGATGTTGCTTGCTGCTTCGAGGTCAACGTTCTGGAGCAATGTGGCCGCAGTCCGTCCTGAAACCGCAACCGAACTCTGATTGCGGATCGAGACGCGGTTGATCGTCACCGATACAGAGCCGGATGCGTTCAGGTTCCCGGAACCAATCACATCAACGTCAACCACGGTCCCAGACGCAGACGCGAGGTTGACCGTCCCACCGGAAACCCGGCACCGCACCAGACTGCCAGAGAACCCTGACACGTCGATGTTGGCGTTGACGACCTTGTTCTCGCGGCGAATTCCACTCCCACCGCTTGCGTTCAGCACGACATTCTCAAGGTAGTTGTGGCCCCAGTCAGGGCTGCCCCACGGGAAGTTGAGGACCGCGACCGTGCCGGGCGTATCGATGACCACGTTTCCGCGGTCGTCGTGCAGCTCCCAAATCCGGTTTGATACGATGTCGTAACGCCCCCACCACGCTGTCATCGCCAATGACGTCTGAATGGTGCAGAACTGCTCCAACGCGCTGGCCGACGTCGCGCGCAGGTAGATGCGCATGGACGGAATCGCAGGGAGAGTGTGGTCGATGATTTCGTACAGGCACCCTTGTGCCAACGAAGACGAAGTCATCAGGGAAAAGACCGCCGACCGCGTTCCGGAGAAGTGGACGCAATTGGTCGTCGGCGGCAACGACGGGACCTGCACCAAGTTCGGCAGCCCCAACCCAAGCCGCGCCGATTTTGCCAATGCCATGCTTCACTCCAAAGGGTACTCGAGGGGGTGACGTACCAACTCATCAGCCCGGCGAACGGGTGACGTATCAACTCACCAGCCCGGCGAACGGGTGACGTACCAACTCATCATCCCCCGAGTACCCTCTGCTTTCATCAATCAAGAATGTGAGGCCGGATGTAATACGACCCGCCATCGACATACGGCACGTTTACGACAAACGGGCGCTGCGCTCCGGTCGGATTCCTCACCGGGTGATAAGGATCAGACATATAGTCCGGATTGTCAATGTAGGGGGCTTGCCCCATCCGCAACTCGACGATCGACGACAACGGGCCAATCCTGAACCCGTTCGCTGCCGAGGCGTCCGGCACGACAACGGCAAACCGGAAGCGCGGCGGCGGGACAGTGCCGACTGGACGGTTCGTCGGCACCGACACTATCACCGAGTTCACCGTGTCAAAGTAGGTGCTCGACCGGTACTTGTTCACACTGCTGTAGCCACTCCGGGTCAAGAACGCTGCTGGCTGCGCCCATGGAAGCCACGGTGTCACCGGATCAGACATTGCAATCTGCCGCGGCATGACCTTGGAGAACCAGCAAAGCAACTTAGTCGCCTGCGTCCACCGATGTCCGTCGCTGAACACGGGGTGCGTTGCCGGGAACCGGGTCATCCGCGGCATGGGGGCGCTGTCCTGCCCGCCACCAAAATTCGACCGGCCGGTCACGCCACCGGGGAACGGAATCGGCGATGGTCCAGCAGGCAGAGCGCTGGAGTCATAGGGATGCACCCACTGACCACCAGGGACCGAACGGCGGGCCGGTGTGCTTGCGCCGCGAGTGGACCGCCCGCGCTCGCGATACAACGCCAGAAACGCCCCGGCATCACGCAGTCCCTGAGTCACCCACGGCAAGCAAACCTCAACCTCAATCGCAGTCCGCAGCACCGTGCCAGTGCAGTCCTCGTAGGAAAGAGGCGAGTCCGGGGTCCCGTTGAGCCGCACGAGCGGCTGCGGGATGTCCCCGGACTCATCGTCTTGTTTCCGATGGGCGTGAAGCAGCATATGGCTTATGCCGATGCGAAGTTGATCGCAACAACGACAGGCGATGCAAGCGCCGTCACGGTGCTAAACGCGGCCGGGTTTGCAGGCGTGCCCGGCGGCGCAGATGTCACGTCAACAACATCAAGCTCGAAGCTCGCAATCGGCTCGATGGCAGCAGTCGGCAGGTCGTCGGCGTTGTTTGCGCCGAAGTCCACGGAGTGCGTGACCTGCGGTCCGATCAGCAGCACACGGTCAGCTGCTGGCACTGTAGACGTGATCGAAGGATCGAAGCCGACGCGGATACGAATCCACTCGGACGAGAAATTCGTCACAGTGAATCCCTGTGCGTTCTCCGGCAGGGCAGCTGACACCGTCGGCGGCGGACCACCCGCGTTGTGGCGGATGTATCGAGAAAAGACGTTCCGCCGCGTGTCTGCGGCAACAGGCGATTGGCCAACGGAAGCGGATGTGATAGCCATGATTACTCCTCACGAAAGAATGGCTGTGATGATTTGCGTCCCTGTTGTCGTGGCTGTCCACGCGCTACCAGAGAAGGTTCCTTGCTCGACACCATCGAGCGCCGAGAAATCAAGCGTGACACCAGTGGGCACCGTGATGCCAGAACCGCCGTCTGCGGCCACAGTCCCTGTCCCCGCGATCTGCACCAACGTAATCGCATGCACCTGCGTTGCGCCAGTGACAAGCGCCAGCAATCCCGGAATGTCGATGGTGCCTGTGTTGTTGTGGGCCACGATTCTGCGTTGGGCTGGCGCTGCGGCAACGCTTGGGCACGTGCCAAGCACCCAACCAGCTGGCGCTGTCGGCGTGACAGCGCCCGCCGAGTCAATCCACTCGACCGTAGTGCTGACGAGAGCGGAGGTTTCTTTGTCGTATCGGCGCGTTGTGACTCGGTTGACCGGGGCGCCAGAGGCACACCCCTGTTCGACAGTCACCTGCGACTGATACTGCTCCGTGGACCGCAGGTCCACCTCCGAAGGGGCGGGAATCGAGTTTCCAGCGTAGTCGTACCATTCAACGACCCACGTGCCAAGAGTCTCATCCCAACGCCGAAGTCGCTCGTACTTCGCCGAAGTCGCCGCGTCAAAGAACCACTGTGAGGCGAATTCAATCTGGAAGGTCGAACTGCCGGACGCGGCCCCGCAAACGCGGACCCATTCCGGTGGCCGGACCCGCGGCTCAAGTGGCCCTGTGTACGGTGTAACGGTGTCGCCGACGTAATACTCAACACGCCTTGTGCAATCCGGGTCCACGACCGTGCTAACCTGACGAACGATCGTCGGGCAAGAAAGGACGTCTGGCTGAACAGCGAAGTAGGTGATTGTCTGGGACCCGACTTCACAGGTCTGGCAGGGGTTTGGGCAGGCCATAACTCACACCATCAGGGTTGGACGTCGATAACCGAATGATAGTTCGCCCAGCCCGGGTCCGGTATCGGGCGGCACGTTACTGGTGGAGGGCTGGGCGCCGCGACGTCGACGTAGTACGTGCCGACAAAAAACGGCATGAAGTACAGAATCGGGTCCGCGAGACTGTTCCACGTCCCCGTCCAAACAACACTCCCTGAAGAGTTGTAGATCGTAACGGTCGTCGGGTACGACTCCCCCCCACAGAACGGGTCCAACCGAATCCCAATCGACGGACCATGAACCGCAAAGCTGTGTACCCCAGTGTCCCCCGCAAGAACAATCGTGTGAAGGGTCCCAGAAGAGTCGTGCATTTGCCACCGCGGGCAGCAGGAAGCTGCGGCGTCCACCGTGTACGAAACCGATGAGCTGTTGTTGCCGGGCGTGGTATCTACATTCGGGGCTGTCGCCGAAACGGTGGCTACGTTCGTGTAAGAGCCGGGGTCAGTGCTGTACCCCTCAACATAGACCCGTGCAGTCGAACCGGGCGGCATGGTCGCAATTGTGAACGACGGAAAAGCACCTGTAGCCCCGGACGCGCCGCCGGTGTAAGTCCAACTTGGTGTTGTCGTTGGGACGAACTCCGGCGGGAGGGCATCGGTAAGAACGGCGTTCGTGGCGGTAGACGGCCCGTAATTTGTGATGGTGATCGCAAACCCAAAAAGGGTGCCGTCCTCGACAATCGGGGATGGCACGGTACCCGTGTCGCCCGGGCCGCGAAGCTGCTTGACAACCCCCAAGTCAAGAGGCAGGGGGCAGCAGCACTGTTTGTATCCAGTGGGGCTTGCGGGGCGGACGTTTACCACAGCAGGCATGTCACACCGGGATAACCTTGAAGGTGGCGATCACGACATCGTTGCAATCGCGCAGCGTAAGCGTGTCAAGCGTCACGGCGCGCACGCAGTTGGACGAGTCGAGTACGAGTGCCCGGACGGCACCGCTGCCAGCAATCGTTGTGGCCAGCGCCCCGACCGAACAAGCGGTAACCCGCAGGCCATCAGGTCCGACTTCGATGGCATTCGCCCCAGAATCCAGCTTGACGGTGACGGCGATGTTCCGGTTCAAGAGACCAGACAGCGTGACCGACGCAGTAGAAGTCGGACTGCTGCTGTTCGGCGTCTCTGGCGTGTCGAGGTCGTGGACACTCCACACCCCCGCGGCCACATGCACGTGCCCGCCAACTCCGGCCGCACCGCCCGGCAGGCCCGCAGTGTCGGCGACATAAGCCGTCGACCCGGCCTCCAACGGCGGCGCTGGCAAGGCCGCGGCGTTCGGATATGACCCGTAAAAACGGGAGTTGCGGGTGTAGGACATGACGGCGCTCTCTGATTACACCAGAAGCAGGTCGGTCGGGTTCGCCGGGTCGTAAACCAACTCGACTCCCTCACCGCGACCGGCGCCCGGGATTGCGGGGACCCCGAGCAAATCCACCGAGGCGACGTTGTCGATCGTGCCAGATGCAAAAACCAGAGTCACGGTGTTTGCCGACTGATCGAGGCGCTTCACCCACGTGCGAAGTACTGACGGGCCGGACGCGGTCAGGGTAACAACAACCGAGCCGCCAGCGGCGTTGACCCGAATACCCTGCCGGTCGACCATCGGCACGGTAGCGCTCGACGACATCGAGAAGACAGTTCGAGGCGTGATGTTGAAGTTGTTGCCGGCGGTCGGAGTGAACAACGTACCATCGACAACAACCGGTGAAGAGCCACCGTTGATGTTCTGGTCCGCAACCGCGGCGACGGGATCGAGGTCGAACACAATCCACGCTGACCCGTCCCAAAAAACGTGGCCGGCCACACTGGCGGCACCGCCGGTCAACCCGCCAGTGTCATTGACGTAGGCAGTCGAGCCAAGCTCAACCGGTGCGGAAGGGAGCGCAGCCGCGACCGCAAAAATGCCCCGGAACCGGGAGTTACGAAGATAGCTCATTTTGCGATCCTCTCGTCAGATGATGAGCAGGTTGGTGGACGGCGCCCCGGTGTAGTGAAGATGTATCCCTTCGCCGTGAAGCGCCGTAGGCAAGCTCGGAAGCCCCTCGAGTTGGACCGACGGTGCCCCGTCGACCGTGCCGGCCGCATAGGAAACCGAAACGACATTGCTACTCAGATCGAGACGCTTGACTTTGAAATCCAGCGGCATGGTGCCGCCGCCGACAAGGGCTACGGTAACGGGACCGGCGGAGGCGTCGATAGTCACACCTTGGTAGCTCTCTACGTCAATCGAGAAAGACCCGGGCCCAACAACACTACGCCACGGCCGCGTGACACAGTTTCGAACAGCCTCGCAAAACAACCCCAGGTCAACAGAGACCTCGATGTTGTTCTGCCCAGTGCCCATGAGACTAATACCGACGACCTCATGAGCCGAGGTATCACCGTTCACAGTCTGTGGTGTACGGATCGTGTCAACCGGGACCGTCACGCATTGAAGCGCCCCGTTGATCCCGACAAGGGCCAGACCAGACAGCGAGCTTGTCTGGGGAAACGCCTGCAACGCGCTGCACACATCCGTTGGTTCGCCGGGCGGGGCCTCGCACGGACAACGGCATTGCAGTTCAAGAAGGTCTACCGCTGACAGGTCGAACGTCCGATCGACAGAAACGTCGTAATCCTGCGGCCCGCCCGGGATCACAAGGTCGTAGGTGCCGGGGCCGAGGTACACGACCCGACTGGTCTCCGTGATCTGCATCGGGGCGCCCGTCTGACAGGGGTCAAACGGAATTGTCGACGGTGTGTCACACGTATCGCCATCGGACAGATAAATAGACACCGAGCCGCCAGATGGCAGGACCCAGCCGACAAAACGAACAACGTGGCCATCGGGAACGCGGACCTGCACGGCCGTCGCGTTGACCGAGAAGATGCTCCGCGGAAACACGCACTCTGGCGGCGTGCCGACGTCCTCGCATGCGCACGACGAAATCGGCAGGGTAGTAACAAGACGTCTCGTCATGCTTGTCATTCCCGTTGCTAACTGGGGGAACCCCCGCCCACTAAGACTAACGCACGCCGCCGTGCCGACGTCAAGTCGGTGGGACCCGGACGGCAGCCTCCGGCAATTCGGCTTGAAGCGCCGCGCGCACCTCCGGGTCCGGTCCGCCGGGCGGTTCCAAACCGATCGCCTGTGCGACAGTCCGCGCGGCGTCCGGGTCCGGAAGCGATCGGACGTCGCCACCCAAGCCCTCGATGATCCGCCGGAACAGTGACTGGACGACCGGCGCAGGAACCGATTGCGCCCCTGTTTGCTGATCGACCTGAATCATCGCAGGCAGATACTGCAACAGCTCGATCGCCCGGCGCACCTGAGCCTCCCGCGTGCTGACGGACGTGATGCCACGGACAACAACCTGCGCGTCTACCTTGATCGAGTTGTCGGACCCGTAGATCATCAGATAGTCGTAGAGGGCCTTGAACATCGGCTCCATGGCGTACTTGTCGGTGTACTCCGCCTTTGCGAACACGATCTTGGTCGCATTGGCCTGCACGGACTCAACGCCGAACCGAGTGCGCGCGACTGTTCCGTAGGCCGTCGATCCTGCCATGGTGTTATATATGCCCGTGGCGTGCTGGGCCTGCTCAGAAATCATCTGAAGGTAGGCTCGGATGTCAGCGCTGCCGCGCGCGAGATTGTGCAAATGCAGTGCCCGCTGCCCACCGCCTGTGTAATCCGCATCCACCGGCAACGCCATCCATGGAACGATCTCCATCGGCCTAGACGAGCTGACAAACCGACCAACGTCGATTTCAGCGATAAACGAGGACTCGAACGCAACGAACCGAAGGAGGTGCCGGTGCACGTTCCGGTAGGCTATCTCGTAGGATCGAATCTTGTCCCACGCCGAAACCCCCATCAACTGGCCATTGACAGGCTCGTATGAGGCAGTCCAGTATGGCCGCCGCCCCATCGGGTCCGGGTTGACGGCCAAGTAACAGACGAGGTTTTCGACGACCCACGCTTCGATTTCGTAGGTTTCGGACGCCGAGACGACCCCTTTGCGCCCGGCAACCACAAATTCGGTAACGCCGTAGGCGATTAGGACATCACCCGGCAGTCGGGTATGGACGATGAGACAGTCGTAGGTACCCGGAACGTGGGCGCTGAGATGGGCAGAGAGTGCGCCGTTTTCAAGGGCGGCCTCGTTTTCTGCGGCCAAACACCCCTGCAACCACGGCGTCCCATTCGGGACCTGCTCAAGAATGTAATCCGCGGCCAGTCGAAGAACGCCCTCCGGCGCATTGTCTCGCATCCACTCAAGCGCCTCCCGTGGAAGACGAGAATGTTCGCAGACATACCGCCCATCCTGCGCCGTCGTACTGTCAGCGGACCAATAAAAGTCCATCGGCGAAACCCGGCCCCAACGCATCTTCTGTACTCGTCGGACGGTTGGTTTGCCGCCGTTTGTCCAGTCCACCGTTTTCTCGAAAGAGAAGACCGGGAACTTCATCACGCCAAGCGAACAAAACAGGTCGCGATGGAATTGCAGGTAAGCCTGCACAAAGCCACCCTCGACCATGATGTCATTCATGGCGCGCTCCATCCCAATCGTCGCCCGTTTCGCTTCCTCGAACAACGCGGTATTGATTTCGGCCTTGAGGTCAGCAATGCGTGTTCTGGCGTACCGGCGGGCCTCGTCCGTTGGCAAGTAATCGAGAACGTTCAGCTCGCGCATGACCTTCTGCACCGCCAAAGCCCGGAAGTGTTGCGGGACGTTCGGTACAGGGGTCGGTTCCAACGTGAAAAACGTGGTGCCTTGGGCAATCCGGTCGACGACCCACGCCATGTACGTACTCAACTGCTGGGCAAAAAGACCGACGTAAATTTCGTCCGGATTCTCCAGTTTGCACTTGGCTTCAGGGGAATACATCTCCTGCGCGGCCCAGTACGCCTCGTGCATCCTCCGCGTGATCTCGGTCTTGTTAGCCGCGGCCTCGACAAACATCTGAATGAGGTCCGCAGCCAACGGGTCGGGCGGAAGAGTCTTCGGTGCACCGGACTCCGGCGGTGTTTTCGGCTCAGTCAATGCGTCGGTCAGGACGCCCGTTTTTCGGGTTTCAGGCAGCACGCTTAGCCCCCACCAGAAGTATCGTCGCAGTCATTAAGAATGTTTGATATCGGGGACAAAATGGAGAAGTTCGACACAACAGCGCAAGTCGGATGCTTGGCGTACAAATACGCCTGCGCACACCCAGAACCGGTCGTGTTGTAGAAGACCGTCTTCTCGCCGTACCCCTCAATGTCCAACTCGATCTCGGTATCTGAGACCGGGACACTAGCCCCGATATCACCCTCCAAAGTTGAATCGCCGACCACGGCCACGCCGACAGTCAGAACGGTGTTTGCCGGGAAATACACCGCCTTAACGTCCATACCGCCAGTAAACCCCGGCGGAATAGGGCTGGCTGTCGGTGCTGTCAAAACCATTCCGACGCAGAACGGCGGTCGCGGCTGCGGAGGCCGACTCACATACAAACGGATCGGTACCTCGAATTGGCCGGCACAGTTCGACAGCGACACTTTGCCGACCCGGCAACCCTCGGGGTCGTCAAGGCACTTGTCCCAAAGCGGCGTGCCGACAAGGCAAAGGAGTGGCCCGGTCGGCGAGTCCCTGATTTCCGGGTTCAGCCCCAAGGGCAGGTCCTCGAACGAGTCGATATCGATCGGGGAAGTGCCGGACAGGCGGTAACAAACCTCCGTGTACTCATTGATCGTCAGGGTCGTCAACGCCGGTGCATCCACAAGACGCAGGCGGTTACACGGCGGTGGGGCGGGGATTTCCTCACGCTCGATGACCCCTTCGACCACGGTCTCGCCGCACGGTGACGACAGGCGGACTGAGTACGGACCGCTGCGCACTTCCCCGGAGATGACAAGGGTTGCTCCGAACGCGGATACATAGGCGCCGTCAAGCCCGGTGGTATCCACCACCTCGCCTTCCGCGGCCAACCTAATCTCGGTGACCGTCTGCCCGGTCGAATCTGTAACGATTCGCGTCGAGCTAGTCGCCACAGGTAGGCGGCATGGGGCGGCAAAGGTCAGAGACCACGTCGCCTCCCCACACGGGGTGACAATCCGAACTACACTGCAAAACGGCTCACCGTCTGAAACGCCAGTGGCGGAGAGACGTTGGTCCCGGATTCTGAGTCGCACCCAGTCCGGCTTCGAAACGACCTCGATTGATGCGTTCCTGTCAAGTAAAGGCGGCGCTGTCCATGCCACCGTCCCGTCGGTGGCGGGCTCGATCGTAAACGCCTCGGACTCGGGCACGATACAGTCGCACGCACGGAGGTCCGGGTCGACGTCTCGCCACGTTACCTTGGTCTGCTGCTTGTCACCGGTAGCCATAACCAGTCATACTACGGCGGTTCGCGACACACCGCAACCTTCGGTGGATTTGTAAATGCGGATAGCGAAATTCATTGGGCCGTCCATCCTCGCGCCCAGACTCACAAATGACGGCGTCGCATCGCGAGCATGGAACGCCCGCTTGACCGACGGCACACTCCGCGCGATGCGTGCCCCGTTGGAAATCGGGGCCTGCGACGGGCGCCCGTCAGCGCTGCTGCCAAACGCCCCGTGCTTGCCGCACAACTACACACCAATCGGACTGGTTCCAGACGGGTCTAGCGGGATTGTAGTCAGGGATGGAGCGCTCTACTACCACGAGTCTGGCCTTCCGGTAATGATCCCGCGACCGCCGGCGCCGGTAGTTGTTGGCGGCCTGTCGACCACCCAAGAGGTCGGGAGGCTCATGTCGTTCCGCGTCACGCGAGTCGGGCCGGACGGCAATGAATCCCTTCCGTCGGAGCCAAGCCCACCTGTTTACATCGACCCCGCCAAAACCGTCCGCCTCTCGACGTCGGGCTACGTGCGCGTTTACGCCGCGCACGCTACATCGCTGGACGGCGAGCTGACCCCCGGGCAGGTGCAAGCCGACTGGCTACTCGTAGGCGAGTTCGCATCGGCTGTCTCCTTTGCGGTCAAACCTGAGACGTGGCCTTTGGTGGCTGACGGCGAGCTGCCGGACGAATGGTGCCAGCCAGAAGGTCTTCTGGGCGTGGCCCGACTTGACTCTGGGCACTTTGTCGTATGGTCCGACAGCGCCCTGTACATCAGCGAACGTCATCTGGAATACGCCTTCCCCATTCGCGGCCAAGTGGCGATTGAGTCGACTCCGGTATCTGTGGTGCCCATCCAAAACGCACCGGCGGCCATCGTTATCACGCGCGACCAGACTTTCCTGCTGTCGGTTGCACAGCAAGAAAACGGCCCGCCAACGCCGACGTTGACGCCGTACACCATGACACATGGGCTGTACGGCGGCCCAGAGACGATCGGGCGCACACCGCTTGGTGTGGTCTACCCATCACGAATGGGACTAATTTCGGTCACTGGCGACCCCCAAGTGGGGTACCAACTCTTGACCAGAAACGCCATTCAACCAGAACAGTGGGAGACAGAGCGCCCAAACGCTGGTACGTGGCACAACGGAATGTACGTTTCTGACAAGTGGGTGCTTGATGTTTCGGACCAGCAGCACGGGGCGAACGAGTTGGCCCCGCTAATGCCTCACACCTTCGGGGGGGAGGACTTTGTCTCCACCGCCGGGGGGCGCCTTTTGTTCAGGAGAAACGGGGTTTGGTACGCGTGGGGCGAGGGAGATGGGTATGCTGCGGCCGAATTCGAAAGCCGCACCTACGTTGCTAAGGGACCGATTGTGCTGACATGCGTTAAGGTCGCTGGAAGGAACATCGGCGGGGTCGAAGTCGCACTGGTCGACGAAGCCGGAGATGTCCTCTGGAGAACGGTGCTCTCCGACTCCGACGAAAACCGCCCAATCAACTTCCGACCGGTCCGACTGCGGGCGGCGCGGATTCGGCTCCGCCTCCCGACCAGCGACAGGGAGATTAGTATCTGGGATGTCCACTTTGCCGGGAACCGGTACGCTCTTTCGAAAACCCAATGAGCATTGAATCCCTCTCCATTGACAAGGACGCGGCAGAACTGGTCGATGCCTATATCCGCCGGTTCGTGGCGCTGGCAAAACTCGGTTCCGGGAACGGGTCCCTGCAGGACTTTCTTGTGGCCGACAGGCGTTTGTGGTCGGGGCTGGTATCCAACCGCTACGGCGGTATGTTCGCCGCCTTCGTTGGCAGTGGGGTTGTTGCCTTTGCCGATGCCGTCGTCTCTTTGGCTGGGAAACCTGACGAAGAGGCCCGGATGATCTTCGGGAACGGACACATTGCCATGATCAACGCTGCCGTGGACCTTATCATTCGGGTTGCGCCGGGCAAGAACAGCAGCGAGGTGCGCACCGCGCTCAACCAGTATTACCAGACGTTACTTGACTCATGAGTACTGTCGAGGTCAAGGTCAACTACGAAGGCACCGCCCAGTTCGGGCAGCAGGCTGCCGTCACGCAGGGGCAGAACTACGCCCTGTGGTCGGCTGCTGCCGCGGCCATCCTTGCCGGCATCGGTGCGGCCAAACAGTACGACATGTACGAGCAGATGGGTGACCTTGCATCTGCACAACGCGACCTTATCAACTCCCAACGACAACGCTACGAGAAGATCATCGACTCGTTCTACCTGCCGCAACTTAAGCAGGCGCGGGCCTACATGTGGGGGTACGCCAACTCGTGGGGGCGGTCGATTCAAGAGCTTGTCGCCAAGTGCGGGACGCAAGCCTGCTCGTACGTGCGCCGCATCGAGTCTGTAGACAACGCTGTCGCGCGGACCGCCGGTGTCATCGCCGCTGCGCGCCGTGCGCTGCGTCGAAACACCGCCATGAGACAAATCGGCCTCTGCGGCGACTCCGAGGTCCGTATTCAGGCGCTGCAGGCGACATTGGTCATCGGCAATCTTGAGGTTGGCAAACGCTACGAAGACCGCCAAGAACTTGCGTGGACAGAGTTGTACTGGCGCCGGATGCTCGGCGCCGCGCAGATTGCCCAAAACACGATGCAGCTTGGGGCGAACATGCTTGTGCAATCAGGTACGCAGTTGTCGAGTGCACTGGCCGGACAGGCAACCCTCCTGCAGCTAGGAGAATCGAACCTGCAGAACCAGAGTCGTGCTCTCATGGGGCAGGCGGATGTGTTTGGCGGTTTTGGGGCGCTCGGCGGCACTCTACTCGGCAACACCATCGGCGCGCGGGCTGGACAGAGCATGCTCGCCCGCCTCTTCGAGCCGTCCCAGCCCAACAACGGCGCAGGCGAATTGCCGGGGTGGGGGAAAAGCTACTGGGACCTCCCCGGCCCAAGTGAAACGGACGTAAGGTCCGTCGGACTCTCTCCCATGGAGGCCCCATGATCCCGATTGGCATTGACATGCACTACATGGTGTCTCCAGTCATGCAAGTGCCCCCGCCGCTCGACGTAGCGAACAAGGCTTCTGTGGACGTCAAGCCGGCGATTCACGATGCTGAGTTCATCGCTGCCCTGATTGGTATCCTGAAGCAGCTCGACGAGACCGGGCAGCTTACCGGGGTGCCAAACCAAGTGTTCGGAGTCTGACATGGCAAGCGCACTCGAACAATTCGCACGGGCCTACCAGAACGCATACGAGACTCAATTGCGCGCCGCGCAGCAGGAGGCGGCGACGCGACTAGCGATCCGGAATCAGGACCTGCAAGAACAGCGACAACGGGACGACGCGCAGGCGCGCACCCGTGAACTCGACCTGCGGACGCGGACAATCGCCATCGCGGAAGAACAGAACCGTCGTGCGCAGGACGCATTCGACTATATGAAACGACTCCGCCTTCCGGAGGAGGCGGCGAACCGAATTGCCAAATCCAGAATGGACACGATGGATTTGGCTGATGTACGACGCCGCGCGGCTACGCTCGACGCCATCCTTCGCTTGGCCGCGGTCGACATCCCGAGTGCGACGGAGCTTGCCAAGCAATACAAATTCCCGGTGTTCTTCGAAGCCAAACCGGAAGGCGGGACAACCGTGTACCGGGAAGACGGGGCGCTGCTCGGCACTCTGTACCAGAACCCACTCATGCGACCGCAACGCGATACCGACTCGGCCCTCGACATTCTCCTCAAAGACCTTGCGTCTATGTCTGGTCGCCAACCACAAGACGCGCGCGAAAGCAGCCAGAAATCAATGCGACCAGACGACCCGGAACGCCTGCTCCAACGATTCCCGCGCACCAAAGACGCTGAGGCAACGCCTTCTACCGACCAGATCATGCGCCAGCTCGACGACATCTACGGCACTGGCAGCGCATACGGGGTGATGCCATGACGACGAAGCGTCAAAACCCGCGCCCAGAAGATGCGACCGTGTACGACCCGATTTTTCGGGCCGCCGAGGAAAAGTACTCCCTGCCCCCGGGCCTTCTCAAGGCGATCGCGTATGTCGAATCCCGGTATCAGCCGGATGCGGACGCAGGTCCGCGTGGTGGGAAAGGGTTGATGCAATTCGTGCGATCGACGGCGCGTGAGTATGGGATCGACCCATTCAACCCTGTCGAGTCGATTACTGGTGCGGCACGGTACATGAGTAACGCCCTCTCGGCGTTCAACGGCGACATCGGCAAGGCCATCCAAGCCTACAACATGGGAATCGCCGGGGCCAAGCGGTTCTTCGGCAACGCCACCGATGTTGCCGGGGACCCGAAATACGCTGAGAAGGTGATGAGGTCGCTTGAGCGAATCGCAGCCAGCGGATTTGTCAGGACAAACCGCAAGCTGCTCGACGGCGAAGCCAACATCATCATGAATGCCCCACCCGCACCGGATTCGGCACCGGTCCCTGACGCCCCTAGTCCGGCCGCGTTCAGCCCGACTACACCCGGGTGGAAGGATGACATTGGGGAAATGGCGATGCTGGCTGAGGTGGAACAGGCGTTCGATGCCACAAACGCGGAGCAGGAGCAGAAACTGAGCGCAACACTCAGGGAACTCGAAGCCAACTTGATGTGAGAACACCATGGCGGTCAACGAAGAAAAAATCCTTGAGTCGTTGTTCTTGGGAACAACAGACCCGGTACGCGATGCAGAAATCTCCTCGCAGAACATTGCGCGAGAACAGCAGGCCCAAGCAAACATCGCGGCGCGTAGTCTTGCTGTGTTGCAGCGGCAGGCGCTACTTGATGAGCGGGCCGAGAAGCTGAAAGCAGAAGCGGCCCGAATTCGGCAGGACATTGAAAACCGCAGGTTGCAGGCAGAACGGTTCCGCGAGATCGAAAATCTGGTCGGGACAAGCCCGGAAACGAGTGGGTTCTACGCCAACCTCGACAAGGTGATCGATGCGGAAAACGGACGGCGTGCTCTCAAACGTGAACCCGCGCTGAAGCCGTCCGAAGAATTCCGCCTGCGGACCAAGCTCATCAAGGACTTCATGTCCAACTTGGAGGAAGTCTCCAAGAAAGACCCGTCTTACCAGAACCTGCTGCTGCGGTTCAAGAGTGACCCGCGCACGGCGCTCGTCAACTCGAAGCCCCCCGAAGACCCCGGACTGGTGTCGCAGGTCGCGCGGGGCGTGGCTGATACGGCAGTCAATGTCGCGTCCGGGGGGCTGAATCTTCTCGGTGGGGTGTGGGCGTTACTGTCCGCCGGAGCTGGGGCGCTCGGGATTGCCGCCGCGGAAGAGGGGTTTGCGAAAGCCGGCCTCGACTTCAACAAATGGGCGAGTGATCTACAACAACGACTGCTGTCGGCGAACGCCCTCCAACGCCTGCGCATCCTCAACAGCGAAAAAGAGGCCCTCGGGAAAATCGGCGTCGTGTTATCCGACCCAATGCAGGTGGTCGATCTCATCGCGGGGTCCGCGGCAAGTATGGGTGCCGGCGGCGTCGCGACGCGCATCGCAGCAGCAGCGCTTGGGCGCGGCGTCGCGACGCGCAGCGCAGCAGCAGCAGCGCTTGGGCGCGACAAAACACTGACTGCTGCACAAACCACCGCCGCACTGGCGGCCGGCGGCGCAACGGCCGGCGGAGTCGCTTCCGCCGGCGACGCTCTGGCCGCCGCCGACAGGCTGTCTCTCAGTCCGGAGGAGCGCCGTGCGGCGATTGGGCAAGGTGCCGCGGTGGGCGGCGCCGCCGGAGCGATTCTCGGCCCGCTTGGAGGCGGTCTCAGTGAGCGGTTGGGTGCTCGATTGGTCGGTGGCGCGAATCTTGCCCCATCACGAACGCCCGGCGTCCGCGGGGTATTGAAAGAGATCGTGACAGAGGCCGCAGAAGAGGGATTCCAGAGTCCAGCGGGTGAAGACGCGGCACTGCGCGTGGCCGGACGCGGAAACGAGACGGTGGTCTTCGATCCGGCTGCGGCCGCACTCGGTGGTGTTCTCGGCGGCGTCCTTGGTGTCGCGCAGGTAGCGACCAATCGAGGACAGCAAGAGTCCCGGGGCAACGCCGATTTGTCAAAAGGTCCGCCGCCGACGCAGACCGGCGCGGCAACGCCGTACACGGCTGAGCAGGTGGCCATCCTCGAACGGGCGGTCCGGCAACGCGTGACCACCCGCAACGTCGGAGACTTGCAGAAGGACCTCATCGCTGCGCCGGGACAAGCGATGCAGCGTGTCGACAGCGTCATTGCAGACGCGATAACCGACCCAGAGGTCGTCTCACTGATCGAGTCCACCGCCGCGGGCCGGCGCCCCGCAGATGTGGCGGCCGAGATCGCTGGCAAGATGCGGGCCGGTATCTTGGGCAACGCGATCATGACGACGTCGAAGTTCAACAACGAGCTTCTGGCGATTCGGAACGCAACTGACTTGGTGCCGGGCGGTAAGTTGAGTGACGACGAATTCTCCACCGCCCTCAACGAGGTCTTTGGCCAGACGTTGCCGGAACTGACGGCGGAGCAACTGTCCGACGCCGGCTTCATTCCAAAAATCCGAGCTGCGATTGCCGCGCAGGTGGCCGAAAGTCGCCTGCGGGCCATCAGCCAAGGTGCGGGCGGCACCCCGAAAACCGCGGACCAGACAGCGGAGGAGCTGGCCGCCACACTCACACAGGGCACCGCGGAAACAAAAAGCGCGGCGCGGGCGGCGTTCAGCAGCGTGCTCAAGTCGACGATCAAGGAGTACGTCGATGCCACGACGACAAACACCGTTGCGCCGGAACTCGAACGCCGGTACACGGCCATTGTTCGCGCGGCGCAGCTCGCACCACAGGAGACCGAGGCTGCGCGCGAAGACGCCGCAGAGGCGCTGCAAAGCGCGCTCAATTCAACCGTTCTACCGGACACAACGAAGGCGCGGATTGCTCAGGATGCACTGCGCGCGTTTGAACGAAGCGCCGCGCGCGGCAAGTTGGTAGACACGTCTCTGGCTGCGGCAGAATCGGCGGCTGCGTTTCTGCAACGTGAGCAGGGGGCTGCCGTCGGCGAACTTGACCCGGAAACGATGCGCCGGATCGTCAAGGTGGTAGATGTCGCCGCAACGAAGGGAGAAAGCGTCCCGGCCTCCCTGAACAAGCTCGCGGCGCAGTACCGCGAGATACTCCGTCAAAACGAAACGCAGACCGCTGCCGAGCAGCGCGCGGCCGACACAGCGCGAACGGACGCGCTTGTCACGACGCTGGCCGATCAGGCGATCCCGGAAAAAACGCGGGTCGGCATCGCCAACCAGTTCCTCGGCGACTTGGAAGCCGCGCTCAGGGCTGGCACCCCATCGGAAAACGTCCTTCGTCGGGCGGAAGCAGCGGGGCGTTTCGTCGGTCAGCTCAAGGAAGGCGCGCGTGGCCAGCTTGATCAGGACACGATGCGTCAGATCGTTGGTCTTGTCGACAAAGCCTTCACGCGTGGCGAACAGGTCCCGCCGAAACTCAACACCTTGGCCGCACAGTACCGCGGGATTCTTGAGCAAGCAGAGGCCGATCAGAACGCCGCGGCCGCGGCAAGAGAGGCTGAGGAGGCGAAGGCGCGGGAGGAGGCGGACCGACTGGCGGCCGAGAACGCTGCGGCGCAACGGGCCGAAGACGAGCGACGGGCCAAGCAGGCTGCGAAGGCCGCGCAGAAGGCGATCGTGGAAGCTTCAAAGGCCAAGACCTTCTCGGACCAAGGTGTATACAACTACTCCAGACTCCGTGGTAACCCTGAACGCGTCGCCCAACTCGTCGCCGACCTCGGCAACACACAGATTCCGGCGCCGCTACGAGGCTACGTCGCCCACAACTTGCTGGTCGACAGCATGACGGACATCGCGTCTTCACGCACGCCGCGTGTAGGGGCGCTCATGGTGCGTGATGCAGCCGCAAAGCATCTGGCATCTGCGGGTGTTGACGCATTCATCGACGTTTCACCGACGGCCATGCGGTCCGTGGTTGCGGCCTACACGCCAATGTTGGAGGCATACCTCGCCGACCCGACGATCGCCAAATCGCCGGGCGTGAAAATGCTGCGGGAGGCAATCACCAACTATAGGGCGATCCTCGCGCAGCTTGGGCAGAACCTTGAAATCCTCAAGAACCCACAACCGCTGACCGCTGCGAAATCTGCTGCGGGGCAGGTGCCTACCACCCCGCAAGCGCTTGCTCAAGCCGCGACGCCGGACGGCGTCAAACCGCCCGTCCAGACGGCGCCAGCCATGTCGGACAGATCAACCAACAACACCGGCGCCAAGAATCCACTGAAAAAGACCAGCCAAGTGGCAGAGCAAGGAAATACGCAGACGGCCGAAACGACCGGTCTCCGCCGCCTCCGGCGAGCGGCCCAGAACTCGACACCGACACCGACACCGACACCGACACCGACACCGACACCGACACCGACACCGACACCGACACAGGAACCGACACCGGGGCCTGCGCCGACTGCTGTGTCGACGCAACAGAAGCGACTCGACCGCCTCCGGAACAAAAACACTGGAGAAACCGGGAGCAGGTCTAGAAAAAAGTCTGAGGCGGCGGAGGACGACGGTCAGCCGCCGCGGCAACGAGGCCGGAATGACGAACCTGCTGTGACCGAGCAGGAACTCCGTAGGGCGTTTATCGAAGACTACGCGGCCTTCAAGAATGTCAGCGACGCAAAGGCCGCTGAAGTCTGGGACGAGATCAAGGTCAGTGCCGGCCGGGCGTACAGCCTTGCCGACCTTCTGCTACAGGCTCGTGCCGCCCGCGGCCTGACTGTCGGTTTCACCGGCGGCGAGTTGACGCGCATCGAGAACGCCCTGAACATTGACAGAGAAAGTCGCCGTCGCACGGAGCGTATCCGGCGAGCACAGGAGGATGACCCGCTTCTGGCGATTGCGCAGGGTGGGGCGGCGGTGTCACCGGTCGAGGAGGGACAGGCGTCGAAGCTCGATCGCGAAGTTGAGACGCTCATCGTTGAACAGGGCGACGAGATTGGTCGCACATCTGTCCCGATCCAAGACCTCGCCGCGGCGCTGCTCCGATCGACAACACGATGGGACAACGCCCAACGCGAGTTCCTGAAACGCATCGTGTCCACCGGCGACGTCCGGCCCATCACGATCATGTTGAAGGACGCGGATTACATCCGCGAGTACCTCGCGGCCGACCCCCGCAAGGCGGAAAACGCCGTGGCGTTCTACGACCCCAGTCTTGACATGGTCATCCTGGGCCCTGACACGACCAACGAAATTCTCCTGCACGAGGTTGCCCACGCATACACGATCTGGGCCATCCGTAACCCAAGGACAGAACAGGAGCGCTCCGCAATCAGGGAGTTGGAAAAGACTCGCCAGAGCATGGTTCGCTCAGGGAAATTCTCGGAAGAGTACGGTATCGTCGACCTGCGCGAATTCGTCGCCGAAATTCTGTCGAATCCGGCTTTCTCGCGGCGCGTGCGGGAATTCGGCGCGGTCGGCTCGTTCATCCGACGGCTGTTCCGCGCAGTTGGAAAACTGCTCGGTATCAAGGCGCCGCCCACTCAGGTCGCGGAATCCTTTGCCTTGTCCCTCGTACGACTTACTGGCAACAGGATGCCCGACGCCGAGACAGCCTCCGATGTCCTGCTTTTCTCGGCGAACACGGCCAGAATCAGCAACGCGGTCAAGAACTCCGCTGTTGGCATCCGCTACGAGACGATCATGGGTCGGCCGGGGCAACGGCTCCGGACCGCCGGCAACATGGCTAGGGTCTTCGTCGACCAAGTAGTCGACGCACTCATGCGTGGCGCGATGACGCAGACCATGGCAACCGAGATACTGGACCGGGACGAGAACGGCCTACTCGGCGGGTTCAGCCGGTTCCTCAACAACACACAGGCCGAAATGAACGGCCGCCGCCTCGACCTCATCAACCGGGGCCACGAGATGGTCAGTCGCCTGCGCAGTTTTGGCCCTGACAGGACTCCGATTATCGAACGGGCGATGCACTTGGCGACAACAGCCAATGACGGCGCCGGCTTCGACCCGAGAAACGCGGCGGGCAACGAGTCTGAACGGGCGGCTAAGGCTGCGTTTGATGCGCTGTCTCCGGATGAGCAACAAACAGTCATCGAAACGCGGGAGTTCCTCCGCGAAGAGAACCAGCGGTTTGCCGAGGCAGCCATTGCCCGCGCACAGGAACTCAATCTGTCCCCGGACACCATCACCGCGATTCAGGAATCGATGCGACCAAGGGTCGGGTTCTATTTCCCGATCACGCGCGAAGGCCGGTACGTCGTCCATGCATACACCGCGGACGGACGCGAGACTGTGGCCTTCTACCAAACGGAGGACTACCAACGCGCGGTCGACATCAGAAACGAACTGGCGGCGCGATTTGCCGACAACCCCGGAATTGTCGTGGGTGGCGTCGACTACGCACGCGACTTTGGCAATGTCAACCGCACTGGCGGCGCTACTAAGGGTTTCGCCGACCGCGTCATCAGCGAAATCCAAGGCGCCGAAGGCATCCCGGGATCGGTCAAGGATGCGCTGACCAGCGCAATCCTCGATTTGTACTTCTCCCGGACAACCGGCGATGCGTCGAAGTTTGGTATCACACGGAAGAACATTGAAGGCGGCGAAGTGTCGCTCAAAGGCATTCTGAAGTACTCGCAAGTCATGGCCTACGCCACGACGTCCGTCGAATACTCGGACCTCCTCCAAGACCAGATGGCCACAATCGACGACTACATCGACCAGAAGGCGGCCAGTGGAGAGGACGTCACGCGTGCACGGCAATACCGCAACGCCATTGCAGAGCATGTCGAAAACTCGCTTGGACCAAAGGCGGCGAGCGAGGCGACTCGCAAATTCCTGTCGTTCTCACACTTCATCTCGATGGCATTCTCGGCAGCGGCCGGCGCCATCAACCTCGCCTCGCTCGTCACCAACGCCGCGCCATACCTGAACGCCGCCATCACTCGTGGTCGAGGGGCAAGCGTCGACGCGCTTCGTGAGATGTACAACGCAAGTCTGGACGTTTTCACGAACCGTGGGTGGGTGCGCGCACGCAAACCCGGGATGACAATCGATGAAACCGGCCTCGACGGCGAAGACATCGAGCTTTACAGGCTGCACCAGTTTATGAAGTCCCGCGGCAGACTCCGTGATGCCGAACTGCGGGAGGCCATCGACGACCTGACGTCCAGCCCATTGGTGGCGGAAATCAAGCAGTGGGGCGGGTGGTTTCAGAACAAGACCGAGTATCTGAACGTCGGCATCACCGCCATCGCTGCCTACCGGGTCTCGAAGCGGATCAACCCAACGTTCGACGAACTCGAACACTTTGACTGGGTTGCCCGGGCCGTGGACTACACCCAGCCCGACAATGCGCAATGGAACAAACCCGTCTACGCCAAGCGAAGCGACCTTGGCAAGATGGCGTACCTGCTGCGCACGTACCCAATTGCGATCGCGAATGCAATGTACGCCGATTTCAAGACGGCGAGGACCGCCACGGGGGCGGAAAGACGGGAGGCCATCAACCGGATGGTTGGCCAGCATGCGATGATGACGCTGCTCGGCGGGGTTGCTGCGACACCAATCGGTTACGTGGTCCTCGGTATGATCGCGGCGCTCGACGACAGTGACGATCTGCTTGAGAAGCTGAACGGTAAGGAGCAGGCGTTCGCCTACCTGCGGAAGTACTTCGGCCCCGAAATCGGCGGGTTTCTCCAGCGTGGTCTGACGCCGCTCGTTGACATCAGCGGGTCCGTCGAAATCTCGCCACTTGTGTTGTTCAGGATGCCAGACTCGGGGTTTACACCAGCGGGGGCGGTCGAGGTGGCCGCGCAACTGCTCGGGCCTGTCGGATCGCTTGGTGGTCGTATCGCAGCGGTGTCCAAGGAGGACGGGCAGGAGGACGCACTGCGCTACGCTCAGGCGGCGTCCCCGAGGGCGCTGGCCGGTCTGTTCGAGGTCGCCCGGTGGAGCCGCGATCAGATGACCGAACTCACGAAGACGAACGCTTTCGTCGCTGACGTCGAGGCCCATCAAGCGGTCCTCAGACTGCTTGGGTTCCAGCCCCGGGAAATCTCGGAGGCCAAGGGCCTATCCCGCAATGCCCGCGCCATAGACCGAGCTATCGTTGCCGAGCAGAGGGCGGTCATCAACGCTGCTGTGCTCGCGGACGCCTCGGGCAACCCGGACATCGCGCAAGAGTTGATCGACCAGTACAACGAGCGCTACGAGGACCTTGGTCTGGAAATCACCGCCAAGCGGTTCCAAGACGCCAGACTGCGATTGCAGCAAGCGCTCGACCCCGACGCCCAGATCGGTGACACCCTCCGCGGCGGACGCCGGGAAATGATTCTGGAGTCCTTGCGCACGCAGCCATGACGCACAAAGACCTTGCACGCCTCCTTCGACTCTACAGTCTCGGCCACGACCTGACATCCCTCGCTCGCGGGGCGGGGAAGAGTCCAGTTGAGTTGGAAGAGGCGTTTGTCGCTACGTTCGGGCAGGAAGCCTATCAGGCGGCGAGCCTATCCAATGTGGAGGCCGGACTCGACGATGTCCTGACTGACCTTGACAAGTGTGTTGACAAGGAGGACGCCGTACGCCTGTCATCCCTCAAAGCCAAGTCTGAACTGCTACGCTGGAAAGCGGAGAAGACGACGTCGCGGTACAGACCCAAGCCAAGTGGCATTCGAGTCGAGAGTGGGGCGGCAGTGTCGTTCCAGTTCGTCGCCATCGGCGACACCACGGCCAAACTCAGGTCCCCGGAGCCCAAAGTCATCAATGGAGTTGACGCATGAACTTCACGGCAAGGTACGCACTCGACCCTATCGCCGCCAAGTTCCACAACGACTTCGAACACCACACCAAACTCCTCACCGGAGCCGTCGGCACGGGCAAGACGTTCACCTGCCTGATGGAGTGTGTGATGTTCTGCATGAGGGTCATCCCACCGACCCAACGCGAGTTCACCGGGTCCCGGAAAGGTCGGGTACTCGTGTTCCGGAAGAGCTACCCACGACTCGAAACTACCGTCATCGAATCGGTCAAGAAACTCTTCGGCCCGACGATCAGCCTCCGCTACGGTTACCCAATCGAAGCCTTGCAGGTGGGCATCCCGGACGTCTATCACCCGGGTGAGACGATCGACATCGAGTGGCTCTTCTACGCCATGGCCGACGAGACCAGCAAGGACGAGATCGACAAACTCCGCTCGCTGGAAGTCACGTGTGCGTACGGCAACGAGATCAGCGAGTATGGGTCATCGGACATCATCCCGCTCGTTTTCGGGCGGTGCGGCCGCTACCCGGAAGCCGTCAAGGAGCCGAACGCCGAGGGCGTCCTCGTCCCGGTCATGCGCAACGGCAAACCCGTTGGTTACTGTGGTGAGCGGCAGGTGATCGGGGATTACAACAAGGGGTTCAACGACACGTGGGTTGCCGAATGGCACACGAAGCCCTCTACGCGCCCGAAGTCGGTCGCGATCCACGACTACCCGCCGCCAATCATCGAGGTCGTCGATGCGGACGGCGAGGTCCTTCGGTATGAACCAAACCCGGAAGCAGAGGCATACGCGAGCAAGCAGCCGGGCGGGTTCTCCTACTGGGTCGACCAGTTGGAGATGAACAAGCACAACCGCCCGTACATCGAGACCCTGCTCCTCAACCGCTACATCTCCAGAAGCTCTGGCCGGAGGGTGTTCTCGCGGTACGAGGACTCGCGCAATCTGATCCCGGAGAAGAGTGTCCCGGAGATCAACCCCGCGAAGACAATCTTCATCGGCTTTGACCACTCCGGGCTCAATCCGGCGATGAGCATCATGCAGATCGGCACGCACGGAATCTACATCCTTGCCGAACTGTACGCATTCGACGCGGCGCCGGACGAGTTTATCCACAGCGTGTTCATACCATACGTGGTTGAGCGAGACTGGCCGCGGGAGGGACTCGACATCATCTGTGACCCCGCGGACCCACGGGGCCGTAGTATCGGTGCCCACATGACCATGGTGAAGGCCCTACACACCCTTGGTTTCACGAGAGCACACCCGGCCGGTCCGTGGGGGCGGGACCCTGAACGCATGATCCGCCTCGTCAACGAGAGTTTCGTCCGCGGCCTACTGCACGTCTCGCCCCGGTGCGAGTTTACGCTGACCGCGATCCGCAGCGGCTACAGGTACCGGGAACTCAGGAGCAACGTTGTTGCGGAGAGTCTGCGTCCTGTCAAGGACCAGTACTCTCACATTGCGGACGCCATCGGTCTGGCCGTCGGGCACATCCGCCTTGGTTTCACGGGCGCCGGGAACGCCGCGTCAGGACCAATCGGAGTCAGCGAGGGCATCGTTTAGGAAGTCCTGCCAGAACTCGACGATGACGTCGAACCCCGGGGCCATCTCGACAGGGACAAGCCCAGACAACCGAATCCCAAGCTGCTCCCGCGACACACCCTGAATCGCGCTGTACCGGACCATTGGCTCGCCGGCCGGCAGGGCCTTGAGCGCCTCGGAGAGGGCGCCGACGACCTCCGGGGCGGAGTCTGGGTTCTTGGCCACCTCACTGATTGCCGCGATGGCGTGGGCGCTGATGACCATGTCGCGGTGGGTCGCCGCCAACTCCACGAGGGACGTGTTCGAGTTCGCTGTCGTCGGACCGCGCCGGTTCTTGAGGAGAGACGTCCATGCACTATCACGGTTACGGAGTCTCCGGACCACAGAGGCCCCGGCCAGATAGTCCCGCATGGCCAGATCAAGATGGCCGCGCACGTCGTAGATGAGTGTGCGGTACAACCGCCGGACCTTGTTGCCCTCGCTACGGGCGGTATAGGTGTCTGCGACCTTTGGCAGCAGCTCCAACAAGGTGGTCACGATTCCGAGCGTGGCATCCGTGGCGTTACCCGAATGAGTGAGCAGTGCGGCGGCCGTCTCCTCGATCGTCTCCTTGAGTCGATGTTCGGCACGGGCGACGTACTGTGGGCGCGACTTCGTCGTCGGCAACGGCTCCACCGCCGAGTACGCCGGGTTCGGCACCTCTGGATCGCAGAGCCAGACACCAACGCTGGCCCCACCACGCGCCGCGAGCAACTTCGACAGCGACAGTAAAGACGCCTCGTCGCGGACAGCCTCAAGTGCCACGATGCCGTCAAGCACGGCCGACAGACTGATCCAGAACACACGGACCGGGAGGTGATTGACCCTTGCAACCCGCGGGCCAACAGGCAGCGTCGGGCGAGAACGTGGTGTCCGCTGCACGCCGCGCACTTTAGCGTCGGCCCACCGTCGCAGAACGATCTGGTACGGCACCGAGATGATTTCCGCGTACCGCTGCAATGTCATCCACCCGACAGGCTGCCCATCAACACGGGACAGATGGAGATACTGACTGACGAGGAACTCCCGATCCGTGATTGAGTACGACCAGTTGACTCTGGAGTCGTCCAACTGCACGTTCATCGGGATCGGGGCCCCGTGCGGCACGAGGGCGTCTCCATGCCAACTGGCGCCCAGACTGGACACCCACCGCGGTGTCCCGCCCTCTTCTACCCACGCCCGCACCCGGCGAAGGAAGGACCGGCTGTCAACCCCAAGGTTGAATGCGAGGGCCTTGAAATTCTCGAAGACGAGGCCGCTTTCGACCCTGATCTTTCCCCATTCCTTGGCATCCGAGGGTCCGGGGGTCCATGCGGCGGAGGACAGCAGGGCCTGATTTTCCGGCGGGGCTTCGCCGTCGAACAGGAATTCGGCAGTTTTGTCGGCGGTGATCATCCTCAGTCTTGCCTCGACTGCGTTCGTGAGGCTGTGGTGGATTCTCGCTGATCCCCCGCGCCCCGCGGTCCCGACAACGTCGACAACGGCGTCCCGCAGGGCGGGATGGGTGGACGCGACTTTTCTGCGAAGCGGTGGATAGGTTTCTCGGATTTTATCAGTGTTGCTAGTACTCACTCACTCGAATAAATCGGCAACGGTGCAGTGTGAGAGCAATGGTGACAACAGGTACCGCCCCACCCCCCTCGAAATTTCAGATTCCAACCCACCCCCGGGGCCTGCGGCCCTATGGACCAATGGCGACCTTGACGCCCGTGGCCCTGTGGCTCCAAGGATACTGCGGCCTACCCGAATTACAAAATGTAATTGGTTCGGTTGACAAGTTATATCTATGCTATAGAATCCGCCTTGTGACCGATGCAATAGGTGCATCGGCACTAAATGGAGAAAAGGAAATGGAACATTATATCCAAGACGCCATGTTGGCGTTTCTGGGACGAGAGGCGTCCCAGAGCGCCATTTTGCGGGCGGCCGTGAAGGCCGCCCGCAAAGACGGGGTCCAGCCAACGCCACGCCAGTTGCATGAAGCGGCGGTGGCGGTGTGGCAGGGGATCGGCGGCGTGCCGCCGACCCTCTCGCTCTGCCGGGTCGTCTTGACCCGGCAAAAGCCGGCGGAAACACGCGCCCAACGCGGCCCGAAAGGGCCGCGCCGGGCCGACAACGCCGACGTCGGCGTTGTCGACGACGAGGAGCTTGCCCTGCTCATCCGAGCATGGGCAAAACTGCCGGCGCGCCTTCGCCGGCAGATTCTCGCCCTCGCGGGGATAACGGCAGAGTAGCCGTTATCCCCGAACCCGGGCCCTTCGGGGCCCGGGTAACAAGGAACCCGCCCGCATGGCGGGTTTTTTGTTACCTAGGTCATAGCAACGCAGTCTCACGGCCCAACGGCCCAACGGCCCAACGGCCCAACGGCCCAACGGCCCAACGGCCCAACGG